CTGTCCCTATTGAAAGCCATCTTGCCGCTAATCCTGATAGAACTCCCTGTAATCCTGAAAATGATTTTTGCTGTTCTTTTGTAACTTGACCAACATTTTGAACCTGAACCCCCATCTGATTAAGAGATGAGGTTATTTTCGCTAAATCTACTTGTGCATTTTCTTTATCTACTTTTACACTTAACTTTAGTTCATAAACTTCTTTATCTGGCATATAAAACCTCTTATTTCATAAAAAACTCAAAATTTAGCCGATTATCCCCTATTCTTCTGGGAAATTTTTGCCTCATTTTAAATCCTTCCCTAAATTAAAAAAGCCCGCTTACTAATAGATTTAAATCTAATAGCAAGTCGGGCTTTCCGACACTACTTGCTATAATTTACCAAACTGGTTTCCAGGAGTTTGCACTCACAACATTTTCAATCGATACATATAGTGTATTATCGCTATTCTGATAAGCGATACATCCTTTATTATATCCTGAAGTCGGTAATGTATCAAATGCACCTGCTATGCACATATAACTTGTTGATGTAGTAGATGATGAAATTTGGACTGTTCCTGTAATTACATCACCTGTTTTTAAAACATAGGGACTTGTAGCCGTGTTAGTATCTAACCTAACATTTAATGCCGAAGCATTCGGATTATAAACAAGATTAAGAACCTGCGTTTCATTTAAAGTTCCCTTTATTGCTGTTGATGAAACTAAAACTTTATTCAATATTTGACTTGATGTGTAATATTCAGCGTGAGCAAAACAAGGCATTAAAAGAAATAAAAGAATATATTTCAGCATAATATTCTCCTTAATAACTTGTAACTGTATTTATCAATTTCGCTTCTATCGTTTCTGTCGCTGTTAAATTATAATAAGCATTAAAAGAAACATTTGCTCCAAGCATACCATCAACATTTGTAAATGGATAAGCGGTATAATGTATTTCTGGGATTACAAATTCCAGAGTATGCTTATATCCTGTCTCAATTTCTGCTCCTTCTGAAAGTATATCTAAACTTGCAGAAGTATTTGATAAGAATTTATTTCTCTGGGTCTCATCCTCAAATAATCCAGTAAAACTGCCTGTAACCAATAATTTAGCGTGTGAAACTATATCATAAATATCCTGTGAATTGTTTAATAGATGTAGTCCAGCAGACCCATTGTCAATTGTTAATGACCAATTCTTTATAGTCATAACTTGAGCGCCATCTATCTTGAAAGTATTCTGATAAAACATAAATGGAGTAGGGTCAACCCAAGTTGGAGTAGCAGGACTTGCATAATCTTGTTCCGTCTTATAAAGAACCGTAGCATTTGCCTTGAGTTTATTATCTGCATCCTGCGAGAAAGCAATTGACTTAATTACTGACAATGGATATTGCTTCGCATTTATGCCTCTATGAATGCTAATCGTATATGACGGCATTGTTATTCCTGTTGCCCTTTTAAAACTATGCTGATAAGCAGTAGTCCCTGGATGCGTAGTAGTAACCGAACCTAAAAGCGAATTTAAAAGCTCACCAAGATTATCACTCGTAACCTCTATCCCTGAAATTGTTCCTGTCCCTTCTTTTCTGCCTGCTTTTGGCGGAAATTTTTCAAATATTCCTCTAACAGTTTCATCTTCAATTAAATTGAGTTTATATTCCAATTCAGTATCAGGAGCAACAGGTATAAACCTCGTAGGATCAACTGCTGTTCCTCTTGTCGTCTCCTTACCCACGCCTAACCATTTTTGCTCGATCGCATAAAGTGCCATAATACCTCCTATCTATTAGTATCCTGTATCGGCTGTGTTTCTATTCTCATCGTTATATCAGCCAACCTATATGGATAAATTTCAAAAATAAAACTCGTCTCTGGAAAAGTAAATTTTAAACAACTCCCATTCAAATTTCTATTAGCATTTAAAACATTTTTAACATCTGCTACCATATCCATAATTCCTTTATCTCCTTGAATATTCGCTGTTATCTGGTCATCTTTATTGATAACTTCCAATATACACTCAATTAAAACTTCAAAAGTTATCTTTTTAAAATTAGGAACTGTTATGTTTTCCTCAATTTCTCTAATCGGCTCAACTACTATTGTTGGCAGAAACACTTCTGGTAAATCATCCTTAAATCTAAATCCTTGATAAATGTTTTTAACATAAGCCAAAGGCTGTCCTGCTTGCTTAGCGTTATTTAATATAGATATTATGTTATTCCAAATATTTTCGCTAATCATAATTCTGTCCTGTCATAAAATCATTAAATAACTTTTTAATCTGTTCTTTATAACTTTCACGCAAAACCATAAAGGGTCTTGCTGGAACATTGCCCCAGGGGATATTTGGCACTGTTCTTATATGCTCTTTAACTTTTATTCTCTTGCCTTTAACTCGTCTTATATGTTCTCTAATTCTTACTTTAATATCTTTAGCAATGCTTCCCTTGCTCGCTCCAAATTGATGTATAGTCGCATATGGTGTATTAGTCGCAACAAATGCTTCATCTCCCATATAGCCAGGAAATATACTTTGCCTTAATAAACCTGTATCCTGCAATATTCTCGGAGAACCTTTCCCCTTTCCCTTTCGCCTTAAAGCAAGAGTTATGGGTCTCAATTCTTTCCATTTTCCTTTATCTGTCCCCTGTTCTTGAAAATTCTGCATAACCGATTTTTGAAGTAATATGCTAATTTTTTTTAACATTGGTGAAGGAACTTTTAATCTTTCCTGAACAGTATTGATTTTAGAGAACAACTCTTTAAATCCATCAATGTTTATGTTTAATCTCATTGATTACCAATAACATCATCATCTGAATATGTTATCTCTTTTATTTTCCAACTCTTGCTATCCGTCAAATTAAATATTCTCTTGACATCGCCAGTATTGATAATCGGAACAATTGTTATTGAAACATTGTTCGGCTTTAAGACAACTCCGTTGCCATCAATCAAAAGCATTTGCATCGCTTTTATTTTCTCAAGTAATTCAAAGAACTCATCTTTCCATTTAACAAAGCCCGCCTCATCTGTCTTGCTCGGCTGTGTCCTCGCATATATATCCCTATATATCGCATATCTGGAATAGAGAATATTTAATCTTTTGATAAGAGGGGCGGAAGTTAAATCTGTCTGACTATAACCAAGCGGGATTAAATTCGTATCTATAATCTCCGCCCCTTCATCAATTCTTGCCTGCACATCAGTGTCAGACCATCCTGCTGATGATATGATAACATCAACAGTCTTGTCTTTGACATCTGATATAGTGCAGTAAGACATAATTACTATATCACGGAAGTTAAGAGATAACCAGCATAATTACTTATGATATACGGGTCAAACATATCCTTAACTATAACCTTTATGCCTTGAGGATCCATAAAGGTCTCAGTGAGAACCTTTCTATAGTTCTGTTTTCTGAAAGTATATCCCAAAGACATAGAATATAGCGAAGGTGATTTCTCAACATAAGCAACTATGACAACATTATTCCATACCCAATTCGTTGACCTTGTTAATCCTTCCTTCTCGGTATCATTTACTGCTTCAGCAACAATGAAGTTGTCTATCTCAAATGTTCTCGCCATATCTTCATTGCGAGGAATACCAAACTGCGTATATTTGATGACATCTTTCAATACAGGATGATTTCTCAAAGTATTAAAAACATCTCTGGAAACCAACATCGTATTCGGTAATCTCCCGCAATCCTTCTGAACGGTAACTTTAATGTCATCAACTTTCTTTATCGGGTTAGAGTTTGTATAATCGCTCCACTGTGAAGCTCCTGAAAGTTTTTCATAATGCCCTTCTGCATAATTTGAAGTAGTCGTTAATTTATTAGCAACTTCTAACTCATACGCAAGCAGTATTGCATTGGTCAACTTTCTTACTGCGTCTTTCTGCGGATCAAGTGGAGTATCAGCATTATCAATTATTCTCTGTGGAACAAAAGTATGTAAACCTCTTTCCGTCAAAGAATAAGGAATTGCCTTATCTATTGTATATTCAAACTCTCTTGTCTCACCCTTTGGTGTCAATATCGTTTGATACTGCTTTAAATCCTGTCTTCCATAAATAAAATATTTGTCGCTTTCTTTCTTGACTGAAACAACAGGCATAATCTGTTCTGCGACAAAAGACGGATTGGTATATTCAACTGAAAGCATTGTTAATGCTTGGTCTATATGAACATCTTGAACTAATGGTCTTGACATAATTATTTCCTCCTATATTAAATTTTAAAGTATCCTTATTAGCATTTCTATATAAGCGCCAGTAGAACCACCCTCAAGAGCAATACCAACTTTCTGAGGGTTATCTTTACTGTCATATTTAACAACAGTGCCATCTGTTGCAATAGCAAGAACATCGCCAGCATTTATCGTTAAATTTGTTCCACCAACAAGAACTTTTACAGTCCCAGATATTGCAACTCCTACTGCTTTCCCTTCTCCTGCTGGCTCTACAAGAACACCTACAGGGACATCATCAACTGCAGAAACAACATCAACAGTTTGGTCATCAGTGAGTGTAATAACTTTATATATGCCATTGCTCAGGTCTGAACCTGCTTTGAAACTTAAAATTTGAACAATCGCTTGCTGAGACATAATTTACCTCCTATTTATTTATCATCATTTTCTTTTCTGCTTTTTTCAATGCCTCATCAAAACTTATTTTCTCGGTTTCCTTTATATGCTCGGCTAATATAGCCAATTCAACATTAGAGGCTTTATATCCCTGCGCTTCTATTGAAGCGATAACTTGGGCTTTTTTCTCCTCTAATTTGCTGTCATTTTCTTTCGCAAGTTCCTTGAAAATAACAGGTTTTGATTTGGCAAATTCGTCTATAAACTTAAAAAATAACTCTAATACTGAATATTCTTTTTCTCCGAATTTGATTACTTCATCTTTTTCTGAAAACTTTTCAACGAATTTATCAATATATTCATCAAACTTTGGAAGCAATATTTCTTTATTCTTTTCTTTAAGTTCATTAATCATATTTTTTATTTTTTCTTTTTCCATCTGCTTTACTTTATCCTCTAATTCTCTTAATTTTATTGCTTCTGGATTTTCGCTCATTTTATTACCTTCACTCTGCCTTGTTGCTTCCGCTTTCTGCTTTGCTTCAGGCGACATATGATGAGCATATATCCAACCACATAACTGCTCTGGTGTATCTGTTACATCACTAACCGCAGAAACGCACTCATCCCACCAACCTTTTGGCGGTCTCTGGTCATTTTCAAGTTTAAAATCTTTAATAGCCTGCTCATTGTCTTTAGCTATCTTTTTAATTTTTTCCTTGTCTTTAAAATCTAAATCAGGATCATTTTCATCTGGTTTTTTCTCATCTTTTTGCTCATCATCTTTTGCTTTTTTCTCTTTCTCTTCTGTTATTTCAATCGGAACGCATTTATTTTGCTCTTCATCCCACTTATACCCTTTAGGGCATATATGCCCTTGTATCTGGTTTCCTGCTTTTTCAGAGGTGCATTCACCTTTTGCTTCATCCCATTTGTAACCTTCAGGACATTCAATTGCTTCTGCTTTTTTCTCATCTTTATCGCCTTCCTGCAATTTCATTATCCTTATCTTTGTTAAATACTCTGCAAGTTTTGCGGTATCCAACTCTTTAATTTTGTCCTCTTCCATAAACTTCTTTATTGTTTCAACACAACAAGGAACCATCTTTTTTACATCCTCTAATGTCCATTTATTCATATTTCCTCCTAATTCTTTTTCGCTAAAATTAAGGACTTGGTAATCTCCTTCTCTATTGTAGATTTTTTCAATATCTCCAAGTCCTTTTATTGCTGGCAAATCCGCTCCAAGTAGTGCAACTGCTCTTAATGTTTTTCCTATTTCTTCATTCGTATCTGGATGCTTGAAATTAGTATAAACTTCCGCACTTATTTTTGAATACGCTCTATTCTTTATGAGATTATAAACTTTTTCAGGAATATTAACAAAATCGGCAAATAGTGTATCCCCTAATCTATATGCCTTTGAAATATATCCAATTGCTGGATAACCATCCTCTTGTGCTAACTTTTGATTTTCGCTATGTCCTAATTTTAAAGGCGGTTCAACTAAATCTGTCTTTAATAAAGCATTTGTATTTTTCGCAATCTCATCTAAATCATCTATCGTAAATTCAACATTGTTTCCATACATATCAGTCCATTTGCCAACTTTCAAAATCGGGACCGCGTCTATTGAAAATAAATTTTCTTTTTTTCCTTTCTTCACTTTTACCTGCCCTGGAATATGGACTTCATCAACTGTTGGGTGTTGACCGCCCCATATTCCACCTGCGATATATCTCTGGCAATGCTCATAAGTCCAACCCTTCTTATCCACACAATCTTTAATTAACTTTTCTAACTCTTTCTTTTCTGGCATACTTTTCGCCTTCACTTTTTATTTTAGCACGATTTGCCGACCCCTTGTCAATATCCTTTAACAAGTTATCACTACCTAAATTATCCCAGCCGATATAAAGCGGAATAATATTTTTTACGAAGACAAATTCAAATGGTTCTAAATCAAATGTTATAAATTTAACCTTCTCATTTAATTCTGAAATATTTTCAATATGCCAAAAAGTTTGATGCTCACATAAAATTTTAACATCATTATTTGGTTTTACTATTTTATATTTTTCATCTAAAAAATTATTCTTATTGCAAAAAATAAAATTATAATTAGTATTTTCAAAAATTTTCTTTTCTGTGATAATGCTTTTAAGATTTTTAATCTCGCCAAAATTGGATATTCGCCTTCTCAAATCATAAATCATAACTTTATCTGATTTGGTTAAATTTCCAACTCTCTGCCAACCGTTAAAAGTCCATATTTCATAATCTTGATATATCATCTTTTACCTCCTTATTTTTCAAAACCTGGATCGGGCGACCAATTCGCTGGCAATTCATCTTCTTTCCATTGCTCGCCTTGAACGACAGGGATAAGCACACAGCGGCAATTATAGCCTAACGGGGGGGTAATTTTATCAACTACAGGATTACTCGCCGAAAATACACTCCCATCAAGTATAGCATGATTTGGTCTAACTCTATCATCCATAATAGCACTATATTGATATGCTTCAACAAAGCCATCTAATTCTGGGTCTTCATAATACATCCTCAACCCATAGTTAAGTGCTTCATTAACATTTGTTCTAACTATTGTTTCTAATCTTGATGATGAATATCTTTCTTCTTCATCTATTTCACCTTGCTTAATGTAATAATCAAATTTTTCATTTGCTTGTTGAATAAAATCTTTTATTGTTCCACCTGATTTGATAATATTAAATAAAATTGGTTTGATTATCTTGAAAATATTATCTCTTTCAACTTGCGTCATAAAATAAGATTTCTGCTTGAAAAAATCCATAACTTCTTTTGGCGTCATTTTCCTAAAATCAATGCTTTGGAATTTTAATTCTTTTTTCTTTTGGCTCAATATTTGCTTTCCTATCCTGTGAGATTGTTCATAAACACGAACAAGCATATCATAGAATTTTGATTTTATATCACCTAAATATTTCAAATTTAAATCATCAATTGCTTTTAAGTTTTTTTCATCAATTATTTTTTTCTTTTCTACTTGCTTGTAAAGGTCTTCTAAACTTTCCTCAATTATCTTTGCTAAATCTATTGTTAATATACTTGTTTGATTTTCAATGATATTTCTAATATCAACAAAATTAACTTTTTCTTCATATTTTGTAAATGTTCGTCTGCGAACTCCAGTAAATATTTTATTCTTTTCAGCAAAACCAATTAAATTAACATCTGCTCCATCTTGTTCTATTGTATTTCCTTGATTTTGATTTTCGTTAATTTCCCTTTCTGGCAATTTTAGCCAAGTCCTGATTTTGTTTTCGTCCTCTGGTATCGGCTTTAATACTCCGTTCTGAACTCCAGCATAATATTTGTCTATAATCTGAACTATATCATCCTGGACTAATGGCTTAAAAGCGAATTTTGGATAATAATCAACATTAGCAAAATTGTAGTCAATCAATCTTTTTATCAATTGATTATTTATAACTTTTTCAGCAACATCTTTACCTAATTGTTCAACATAAAAAAGTAAAATATCAAAATGAACTTTACCAAGTGCATAACTTGAACTCCCAGCATTACCTGTTAATGTTTGCCCTAATATCGTCCTTCTTATCTGCTCATTTATCGCTTCTATTGCTCTATCAAAAGGACTTCCACCAGTGTTATCATTTTTCATTATTTCAATTTCAACATTGTCAGGAACTATAATATTTGTTTCCATTCTAAATTGATTTAAAACATTTTTGATTTGCTTTATCATCTCATAATTTTGGAAATAATTAAATGGAACTTTTGCTTTTGTTAATGGCATACCAAATTTTTCAAGATATACACCCCACGCTTTGATTAGTGTCTGCTTAAGCATCCATAATTCATATAAACTTCTTAATACTGATTTGCCCCATACATTTTCAAATTCTTTATTAAATGAATAAACTAAAAACTTTTCTACTGGATATTTTTTCCCATAATCATAAGGACTAATGTTTATTATTCCATCTGGTCTAATATTTCCGAAATCATCTGCTTGAACATTGTATTTATCTGGATTTTTCTGCTTTATATTACCAATAATGATTTTCCCTTTATATCTCCCTTTATCCTCAACTCGCCAAACTAATTCATTTATGCTAACTCCATATTCTAATGCTCCCATTATTTCCCTTAAATCGTCATCAAAAGAACATTCAAGATTTGAAAGGTTATAATCAACAAAATCTCTTAATTCAACATCTTTCGGATTATCACTTGCTGGCTGTATCTCCCAACCAGTAGATAACCTTATTGTTTTTAAAGTGTTTATGCAAGAATAAATTTCCGCATCCGTCATCATTTTGCGATATAGTTTTAATTGCTTTGCCTGAATAAGTTCATCTTCAAACCACGGAGTTAAACCATATCGTCTATATATCGCTTCATCATCTGTAGCAACTTCTATATCAATAAATGGTTTAGTAGGTTTTTGCTTATTGAAAAATGCTATTATTTTATCAAAAATCATAGTGAACTCCTAAATGAAAGATTGTATTCTTTTTCCCCTTGCTCAATATCTTCCTTTATTGACATTAAACCTGTCATATTCTTTTGAAGTTCAAATCCACTAACATAATCTAATCGCTCATTGACTTGACCGATAACTTCATCAATGCTATCACCAAATCCAACAACAGAACAAATACTTGAAAAACCGGGAATTGCGAAATATCTGTTATCTTTTTTCATCACTCGCCTAAACTTTATATATGGCAATATATCTTTATCTTTGATTATGACTTCCATCCAATTATCATTTGCCCAATCGCTATCTAATGCTACTCCACCCCCATATTTATATTTCGGTTCTAAATCAATTAACTTGCCATTAACTCCTGCTTCATATATGAACTCTTGAATATTGTCATAAATTTCTAACTGAACTGCTGTCGGAACAGGCATAGGCGACCTAACCGTAGGATCTATTAAATATCCTTCACCATCTTTTGTAACTATAACCTCTGTTGAAAAAAATGACCTTATCTTGTTTTCTTTGAAAAAATTTGAAAGTTTATCATTAACATTTCTTACTGCCTCTGGTATATCTTTATATTTCTGAACACTCGCTATATATCCGCTTCCCTTTTTTTCATATGCAAATAAGCCATAATTCGGATATTGCCCATCAACAACAAAACCGTCATAACCTGGCTCTAATCCCTCAATCTTTTTCTCAACAAGAAAATCAATTCTATCTTTTGCCTGCCCTAACTTTTCGGACATATAATCTAAAAATACTTCTGACGACTCGTAATCTTTTGAATAAAATGTTTCAATAAGCCCTCTAAAAGAATTTAATTTAACATAAACATCTGGATTGTTTTTCAAATATTCTTTTAGATTTTCAACACCCGTTAATTTATTTGATTGCTGGACAGGAAGTCCGACTTGTGCTTGTAATTGCCTTCCAAATATTCTGTCATTTTCTAACCACTCGCCAAACCCTGGAGCAAAGACATTATATCCTTTTGCTTTCAAATATTCAAATATGTCTTGTGAATAAGTGTCAAATGTCGTTATGAGGTCAACATCATCAACGTAATCCCAAAAAGAATTAACTCGGAAAACTCCTTCATCTTCAAAACCCATTCCGATTAAAGATTTGTTTAAAGTTGGAAATGCATCTTGCCAGGGGACATAATATAAAACTTTCTTAAATTTCTCCGCTAATTTCCTCGCAACTTCTAAACATAAGCCGTAATCATAAATAAGAATAGTTTTATCGTTTAGATATGACTTCGTTTTCACATAAAAAATTTTAGCATAAAGAATATACCCCTTGTCAATAGTTCTGATAAAATTCTAAAAATGCTTCAAGCCCTTTTTTATCTGTTTTCCCTTCTTGATGATAATGAGTATATAAAGCATATCTTTCAGCATCCATTAAATGGTCGTTAAATTTCACTGGCTCATCTAATATATTTCCTTTTTTATCAACTTGCCATTTATAAAATTTTCGCTCTTTATTAAGATTAATATTTTCATTACAGGAATAGATTTTCAAGCGTTTAACAAAATCAATTCCATCCTTAACTGACTTATTCGCTGACTTAATGTTAAAACCTGCTCGGTATATCTCCTCAATTCGGTTCGGTTCGGAAGCGTCAGCATAAATTGGAAAGTGTTTATATGCTGAAAATATTTTTTGCTTTAACAATTCTATTAAATCTGCATTGGTCAAATTCGTCTGATAAATCAATTCTCGCTCATAAAACTTCTTGTCTTTAATTCTTATCTCTGTTAATGAGGTAGGATTATTATATCCAAAGTCCAAACCAAATATGACCTCATCGCATTGATTATAATCGGGATAACTTTCAAATGGTATGATTTCATACATTTGATAAATTAAATTTGTTATCTCCGCGAATTCGCCAAGTCCGTATATCTTCCAATATACAGGGTCTAAATCTTTCAGTTGCTCTATCATATTGATGTATTCTTGTGAAAGAAATGGATTGTCCTTGTAAGTGCTTCTAATTATATCTATATTGTTATCATTTAGCAATTTCTCATTAACCCAGCAAACTATCGGGTTCATCGCCATAATCAACTTATTCGGCTGTTTATCCTGTGATGGAGCGGATAATCTTAATTTTAATGTGATATAATCCTCATAATCAAACTCATTTAGTTCTTCCATAAAGATATAATTAAATCCTGTTGATTTAATCTTATGAGGGTCGTCTATTGAAGTAAAATAAATAAAACTACCCGAAGGCAAGAATTTAATTATTCTATCCTGTTTATTTATATCGCATAAAGAATAAATATTGTATTGTTCCAGCATTTCAATAAATGGCTGGTAAGTGCTAATCTTTAACGCTGGAAGTGTTTTTCGGCATATCAAAACTTTTTTACCTTTCTCATTTGTCAATTTTGAAATTAGATATTGTAAGATAGAATAAGATTTAGAAGACCTTGCACCACCGATATTGAATATTTGATTTTTCTTTGATAATGCTATTTGCTTGAAAACTCTCGTTACGGCAATATCTTTCATTTATTTTCATTCTTTTCTTTAAGAACAAATCTGATTGGTTCAAACTTAACCTCACCTGAATGCTCCATCTTGTTTATATTCTGCCAAGTGTCACCATAGCGATTTACCAAAAAGAAAATGCAAGCGGTTATATTTCCGTTAAGCGCCGCATTATAAAGTGCTTTTGTTATTGATGTCTTTGCTAATAAGCGACCTTCTTTTATTGCATTAGCAAGTTTATCATCTTTGGTTTTTCGCTTTGATAATGAAACTTTATTTATCCCTAAAAGCAATGCTATTTCTTCCTCTTTAAGACCAAGCATTGCATATTTTTTAACCATCTCATAATCTATAATCGTTTTCTTGCCTTGTGCCATATCAATTAACCTTTACCGTCTTTTTACCTGTAAACTTTTCCACAGATAACACAATGTCTATAAGTTTGTGATTTCCTATTTCCACCCATTTTATTATCTTTTCTATTTTTTATTTTAATATCACGAATCATATTTCAATCTTTTTCCTTTTTTTGCCAGTAAATTTTTCAAAACGTTCACAAATTACATCACAATAAGTTTCATTGTATTCAATCATATAACATTTTCTTTTCAATTGCTCACAAGCCAATAGAGTAGTCCCTGAACCACCGCATAAATCTAAAACTATATCACCAACATTAGAACATCTTTTTATTGGCTTTTCTAATAGCGTTATCGGCTTTTGAGTAGTATGCTGATAATTACTTGTGTTTTCTCTATCAACTAACCATAAATTTAAACCATCAATAAAATAATCTTTTATATCATCTAATTTTTGTAAATTTTTATTTAAAATCTCTGTTAAATTTTTAATGTTTTTGTTTAATACCGGCTTTCCTATAGTTCCGTAAATACAAGGTTCATAAACTTTATTAAAAGCATTCTGAGGAGTTAGTGTAAAATTATTCTTTATCCATAAGCAAACTCTTTGCAATTTGATATTATTTTCTAAAAACAATCTTTGAAAAAGCCATATATATTTTTCATCGCACCAATAAAATATATGTGCATCTTGATTACATACTGCTAAACTATTTATAATCAATTTGTTTATAAACTTCTCGTAATCTTCTACACTTTTATTATCATTTATCTTTTTATCATAAGAGACCTTTTTCCCACTTGTTAGTGTTTTAGAATAATCTAAACCAATATTATAAGGTGGGTCAGTAATAACTATATTGCATTTTTGCCCTTTCATCAATTTTTCAACATCTTCTATTTTAGTACTATCCCCACATAACAAATAATGCTCCCCTAATTGATATAAATCCCCCATCTTTGTTTTTGGCTCTTCTATTTGCTCAACTTCTTTCTCAAAATCAAAATTATCATCTTGAGTTTCCAAATCAAATATATCTGTTAGTTCCTCATTTAAAAACCCAACATCCAAAAGGAAATTCTCATCAAAATTAGCAAGCAAATCATAATCCCAATTTCCAAGATTTCTATTAAGGCGAAGATTCAATTCTTTTTCTTTTTCAACATCTGGAATATTTACAAACACACAAGGGACTTCTTTATATCCCATATCTTTCGCTACTTTTAACCTCAAATGTCCACCTATTACTATATTTTTTCTTTCTTTCGCTGAATTAACAATAAGCGGGTCAACAAGCCCAAATCGTTGAATAGATTTCTTTATATCATCAATTTGCTTTTGGTCTGCTTTTCTGGGATTATACTCGGCAGGCTTTAATTTGTCTATATTGATATAAACTATTTTCAAATCTTTCATAAGCAATATTATAGCATAAAAAATTATTCCTTTTCAAGTTTAATCATCATAGTCAGATATGCCTAAATAACACTCATATTTATTGATTATCTCATCTTGTTTCCCATAATAATATTCACTTTGCTTATTTATTATTTCTTTAAAATATTTTATCACTTCATTTAAAACCCCGACTTCATATTCAAGTCCTTCTTTTCTTAATTTTAATATTTCTAAAAAAATATAATCATCATCAATTTTATCTATTTTTCTCTCTAAATCTTTTATTTCTTTATTGTGTTTCATAATATATATGTTATATCTTTCTAATTCTTTTAAATCTTCTCTAAATTCTTTTAGCATATTTTTATAAATACTTTCAAGAGTTTTTATTCTTGCTTTCAAAACATCTGCTATTTTAATTTTCTTTAATTCTTTTAAAGCGTTTTTAATACTTTTCTTATCATTGATTTTATATTTCAATCTACCATAAGTTGTTTTAACTCCTTTCACATATGGCGGAATGTAAATATTACAAACATCATCTATTATTGTTGTTTCTAATTCAAGCTTTTTTACTATTTCTTCTATTTGTTTAATTTCTGTTTCCATTTATCCTCCTTTAAATATTTTTCTATTTCATTTACTCCATCTTGGACATCTTTTATAATAATAAATTTATATCCTTTCGCTTCTGCCATCTCTTTGAATACTTTTTGCTCTGGACTCAAATATCCTTGCTTTGATTTGAACTCTGCCATAAGCCCGTGATAAATCCCTCTTGGCTCGAACAGAATTAAATCTGGAGTTCCTGCTTGGTAGCCTAAGCGCTTCTTTCTTATCGCTCTCAATAAAGTCATTTTTTCGCCTGCAAACCCACCTGAAAATAAAATATTTGGTTTAAATTTTCGCAAGTAGTTAACAATTTGTATCTGGATATTATGTTCTTGAAATTGCATAATTATTCCTTAAATTTTAATAATTCTTGATCATATTT